AGGAAATTTAATTTCCTTTTTGCCGAGTGGATTAGGGAATTAGCCCGATCCAGCCGGGTACTCGGACGGCCATTCACAAACCGTCCTGGTTGCTATGCACCACGCCATCCTCTTTCGAGAATGAACGCGGTAGTAACCTCCTACACCCTTTAGCCCCTCCTTGATCTTCTTCAACCAAGGAGACTCATCATTCACTCTCAACGGGTTCATTAATCTTCTAAAGAAGAGTTTATTTCCCCGCTGAGGGACCGGTGTACACTGCAGGTATTTAATTTCCCAGCTACGAGTGTTTGGCATACGTCTTTTCCCGAAAGGATAGGATATATGCCTGTAACTGGAAAATTCCTCGAGGTTGGGTGGCCCGACGATGCTCAAAAGAGCTTCAGGCGTCCACTTATCCAACAAGGACACTGTTTGTGCATCCTGTATGTACCAATAACGCTCCAGCACGAGCCTTAGGCGATTTCTAAAAGCCCAAAGCTCGGCGCAGTTTGTTATCGGTTTGTCCAGGAAAACCGGTCTGATGGGATGTCCATCGAGCCAGTCGGCTCCGCATGACTCTCTCACTGGTCCCCTGAAAAAGGATTTCGTGAGATTGACTTCGAAGCCAACCTTCCTTAGGAACAAGACTACCGCATCCGCGATCTCGGTTCTGACAATCAAGTCATCCCCGTACACCGCAAAATGCTGATAGCGAGACTCCCCTAGGAAATGCTTACTCACCCCATAAATTATGGCGGAAAAGATAAGCGACTCGAGAGCGAAGGTAAACCCATTACCCATGGAAGACATCTTACTGTATGTAAGAATTTGTTCCTCAAAGTTCCCGTACGGGGACCTAAGGGCCATGAGGTAGGAATACCAATAGGGCGGCAGCATGTAATGACACAATTCAATTGAAACTGTGTCGCTTGCCGACGCAAGATCGATAGTAGCGAAGCTACCATCTATCGAGCCTATTCTAGCCAACTCCTGGTTTTTTTCTTGGCCGTAGTCTAAGTCTACTCCGAAGGATTTTAAATTCCTCCGGACTAAACCGTCGACCCCGAGCTGCAAGAGCAGGTTCATCGTTGGTTCGATCGCAATAGTACGTTCAGTTCGAACGTCCTTAGATACGAAAGTTACGGAATTAGTGTTTTCAACATTAAAGACGTTAACCCAAAACGTATCCCAGTCGAGTATATAGTGGTATGGAATTTCCATAACCCTCCTATAATCGTCTTCTAGGGCTCCGAGCCAACGCTCGTCTTGTTGAACGAACTTAATTGCATAGGGGAGTGCAGCTTTAGACACGTCGTACGGCCAAGTTGAGAACTTGTGATAAGTCCCAACGAAACCGCCGAAAGTGCTCAGGGTTGCACCCGGGCCATGCCTACAATCTTTACTAACGATGTCCCAATCCGGTATTTGACCAAGTACCCGCGATATAAAACCGCGGGCATAAGTCATTACCGCTAGGGTATCAGGTTCCGAAGCTCTGCGCAAAGATGGAATAAGAAATTCATTACATCTCTTGCATTGCTTTTCTGCTGCCAAAAACTTTTCAATGGCAGTCTTCCGACGATCGAAATTTTCATCGTCGAAAGGGAACTTTTTTAACAAAGCGGATATCTGATACTTAGCCCGAATTTCGGCCAAAGTACCAGAGCTAAGGTTAATACTCTGTAAACCCCACTCCTCCGAGAGACGGATTAATGCGACTACATCACGGTTTCTTACGATCCCGCTGACGTAACGCACGTCTCTCTCCTGTAGGTATCCATGTAGGTCTTGCAGTAAGGCACTTAGGATTTTCCAAACAGAAATATCTGGAAGCCTAGGGACGGGTATTTTCTTACGCCGTCCAGTGCCTGTGCGCTTGCCCTTCACGCCAACTCTCCATGGTCCGACTTAGACATTTACGACCCCTCACCCAATCTACATTGAGCGGGGAATCGTATTTATTTTGTCGGAAAACGGTTGCATGAACCAGGAAACTCTCTATGATATCTGTACTGATAGAATCATAGAAGAACGCCCGGGGAGCTCGCTCCTTACTAATGTAGGAACGTACAGCCCAGGCGAAATTTCCAAATTCTGAGGACCATAGCGAATTTCGAACGACGGAGTCCACGTTGTCCTCGTACTTCTTTAGGAGTGTTTGAAACTCCAGGAACTGCGAGAAAGCGTGAGTCCCAAGTTCTACATACGCTACGGAAAACTTCTTCCGAAACACCTCGTTTCCGTTTACCTCGGCAATCACGTCGCCGATACGTAAATCGCAAACGAATGCTTGGAAGCAACCATCTAGCGAGGTTAGCAGGGTTAATTCTCCTGCATAACCACAGTATTGTGTCTTTAATTGGCACTTTGCTACTCCATGGGAAACTAATTTCTTGTGCGACATTTTTGTGTCCTCCAATTTAGTTTCTGATGCTGTTCTGCACCAGAAGGAAAAGGTTGAGTTAAACCTGACCCTGGTCATGAACAGCTGTCATGATGGTGTCGTTATCTCTTACAGAGATCATGTACTGCCTCATCTCTTTCTTTTGAGCTGAGGTCATTCCCGCAGGAAACGAGTCAATGCACTCGGTTGTAGCAATAACATCCATGTTACTGCCATCAACCGCGAGGACCGTAAAAGTTCGCGAGTACTTCTGCGAACTTCTGTTGGTTCCTTTAAAGTTGCCATTGACTTTTGCTGGAACACGAGCAAACGCCAGAGTTTCTTTGGCGTCTACGGTATGTAAATCACCGTAATATAAGCTCTTGTTCGGGGCTACGGCTCCGCCGTCACGGGTGAAAACCTCGTTGACCGCGTTGCTATCATTAGCCTTATCCACGCTAAGTGTTAAAGTAAGATCGAGCATGTCTGCTCCTCCTTGTACTAAGTAAGAATTAATCGTCAAACCAGGCATATCCATAATTGGTCTTAGGTCGAGTTTTAAAGCTCTTCCTATTAAACCAAGAATTGTATAGTCCAGCTACGATTATTCCTAAGTCTAAAAGTTTTAATTTATTCAGTTTCACATTAAAACTTGGTAAAACTGGCCGATCGGGGTTAGGAACACGGTATTTTGACCGTATAACTTTCGAGTACGTACCGTATCGATTATAATAATTTTGGTAATTATAACCGGTGGCAAGACTCGTTCCAGTCTCGGCTGTTACTGACAGGGTAGTCGTATCTTCTACGACATACCACGAAGCTAACGTATCGAGTCCAACTTTTGGACTCCATGCGCTAATCAACTTACCTACCTGGCAAAACCAGTCTACTATAAAGCTGAATGGAACTAACTCCCACCCAGTTTGTAGTATGTCTCCGACGCCCCAGCGCTCGAAAGAGCCGAAGCGTTTGAGAAAGGTAAGAACACCAGATCTGACTTCTAAGCTGCGAGCAGCTTGAGCAGTCCCCTCGATTTTATAGTCACCAGCAACCGACCGAAGAAGAAAATTCGGAAAAGTAGCTGATGCCATATCCGCCTTAAACGCTCGAAACGTCTGATACCTCAATTTTGCCTTATCTGCGAGAGCAGATACGGTATTGTTGATATCATACGCCATCGGACGCAAAGCATAACGAGCTTCCATATACCTTTGACTTAATTCTTTAGGGGATATTTCTCCCTTTAAAGCCTTCAGGTCGAACTTTCTTAGGGCACGGTATATTTTCCATACCCGTCCGAAAGCCGACAAAAGGAAGTCAAGAGATTTAGAAAGCTCGGCTGCCGTAGCAAGGGCCATAGTATCACTTAGTGACACTTTTGACCACGCTTCTGTAATAGCTTCAGCTATTATAGATTCGTCTACGGTTAAGGATTCAGCCGAGGGATAGTTCCAACTAGCAGTGAGATGAGAATCTCCCACGCCGTTGGTACCAAGACCTTGATGCCCAGAATACGTGTATGGGGTAGAACTACTCCGGTTTATACGCCGGTAATGGTATGCCCCAACTCCACGATAAAAGGTTGTATCGACACTTTCCATTGGATTGACTGTTGCCAATCCGTGGCGTGTCCATATTTTCCTCCAATCTGGGCTCTCGACATCGTGCATCTGCATCGTTTTGTAATCAATTAATGTACCGCTGTATGGCGTTACACTAGTGATTCTCCACGGGTCAGATGTCGTGCCTGCGTACACAGTATAGTTGTACTGGTACCCATGGCTTCCAACATCAACTGTTTGGAAACGATATCGGGTGTAAAGTGCTTCTGGAAATTTCATATGTGCCTCCTTGAGGCGACATATGAGATTTGTCGTGGGGTATTACGCCTCGTCCTAACACCGACACGAACATGGTCGACAATCGACTTGCTCTGAAAGAGCAACCCCCCTACG